TGTATGACGCTGCTGTGGCACTACCACTACCACGCTCAATAGGGTCTTCACTTAGAACCTGGGTAACAGTACTACGCATAAAGCGCGTGGGTTTATTACTAGCAGAGAAGTTCAAGTACGCACCAGACATAAGTACAAGTCTACCTTGATACGCACTGATACCAGTAAGCACCTTGCCTATGAACTGTGGGTATGGGTTGTTCTCGTCATCGCCGGATACACGTCCCTCAAAGACAGGTGCGGTTACGTTAGCTACGCCAGTAGGGGATATACCAAACCGCTGAGGCATATCGCCAATAGCGGTGTACGAGCCGTAGGTCCCAGTCTCCTGCCAAGTCTTAGTAGACAGAATCCATTTATAGTACTGTAGGGCTTTAGAGCTAGAACCCACTGCACATACAAAGCCGTCTGTCCCAGCTGGGAGATTTGGTGGTAAATCTGTAATGAGCTGTACAGTCATATCCGCGGATGTACCTAAGTACGAGTTTCCCGAGGAGGTACTAACAGTACACTTAGAGTAACCTGCCGCAATAGTAAAGGCTAGGTACGCCCCAGCCTTAATCACAGTCAACCACGCTGGCTTATCCACACCGTTAAGTAGGTCGAATAACCCATTAGCAACACCCTCTGGTGTACTAAGCGCAGCATCCCCTGAGTTTTGTCCTGTAGGTGTAGTGTACGTCTTCGAGAACGTGCTAGGTGTACCAGCCTGTACTACGTTAATAGTAACTTCATATTGCTTGGAGAATGCCCCAGTCTTTACCCACACAAAGCCAGTTCTACCGGGGTCTTGCTTACCTGTATCCTGGTTAATGAGTACAGGTTTCTTCTCTGTATTCAATACCCACACAAAACCAGCATCTACCACCATACGCAGCTTGTCCGCCTTCCCATCGGAAGTAGCTACATAAGGCGCTGGTGTTACCTGTTTAACTGTGAAGTCCTCTTTGAAGGTAATGATATTCCCTTGCTTTGCATCAAGGAACACATGCCACCCTGTAGTATCTAATTCTACGTACTGGGATAGCACAGACAGCGGATTGGTAGCGCCGAGACTACCAATACTATCTATGTACTGAATACCTGGGCGTCTACGAATACCTGTAACCAAGTCCGACACCATATTAACCTGTTCGGATAGTTGGCCCGGTAGACGCTCTCGTGGTATCTGTTGGGATACGCCTTGCAAGAGTGACGGCACTACACCGTCTAGAATATTAGCCATATCACGACCTCAGTGCAGATAGGAATCGCCCTTTACCACCACGATTACCACCGATATTCAAATTAGATTTACGTAGGTGTTCCCGCTCAAGGTACATACTAGCAGTAGCGAGGTTCTTACCTAACTCCACTTGGTAAGTACTATCTACACCCAAGTCCGCACTATACACAGCCAGAGCAGCCATGTATGTAACAGACAATGCAGCGTAGTTCGGTAATTCCTCAAAATCCATATCTTGGATAATAATACCTGTGAGTGCAGAGCTGAACTGGTAATCCCCAGTGTCTATGTTATACAAGTATTCCCCACGAATCTCAGAGATACCTTCATCAGGCAACCAACTGAATACATTAATAGGGGCTTTAATTCTACCATCTACACCTGGGTACAGTGTTACCTTTACTCTGTTGAACCACCAACCTGTACCAAGCAATGTACTCTTGGCTGTGTCTATCTGTTGTAGTACTGCCTGTACTGTAGTATTCCGTGCAGTAGTACTAGTAACGTTAGCCTCCCCCAGATAAGGGAGGACTGTATTAATTGCATCAAGTAACTTCATAATATCCTCATTATAAGGGCCTTGTGTAAGACCCCTAACTATGAAAACACTAGAGGTCTTCGAGTTATCACTCAGACTGAGTAGATGCTTGCGGAAGCTTAAGATTACCGGGTGGAGGGGATAGCTTACTCCCAGTACCCACATCCACAGGCTCGTGCTTAATAGTAGTAATTGGTACTACAGCATCTGGTTGCATACCATGCCCCGGAGCGTACTGGTTAGTAATACGCTGTACTTCTTGGTGCCATACACCAGTCAAATCAATTGTAGCCATGTTCTAATATCCTTGGAGTCGAAAAGAAAGGTGGCCGAAGCCACCTAAGTACAACCACCTACCTTACGGGGTAGGCTCAACCAGTTTGATAGATACCGCAGTATCAGGACGACGCTGACCCACGGTGTACATGGTGTAGCAGTCCATCACGTTAGCGAAGTTCTCTTCATCATCCCAGATACGGGAGGTGAACGGCTTCGCTTCAACAGTGACCAGAGTCTTGGATTTAGACAGAATTACCATCTTAACCTTGATGTCCTCTGCATCAGTGTTGAACGCAGTACCCAAGATATGAGCGTTGTTCACAGCCAGAGGGAACTCAGTGAACTCTACGCAAGGGATACCGTTCATGCGCATGAAGCGACGGTCAGAGTACGAGCCGTTACCTTGCTCATTGAAGTCCTTGTTAAAGAGCTTCGGATGTTCCAGCAGGGTGCTGTACTGGTCGGTATAGATGAGAGTGACCATATCAGTCAGCGGAACCTTACGCTTAATCAGCGCATCCACTGCTGCCCGGTGAGCACGGTTCAGGGAAATAGCATTAGCTTCGAGTTCGGCATAGGTGAGCACACCAGTCTTGAACTCCGCAACTACTTCCAGACCATCTTGGAATGCAGGCTTCAGGTGTGCGGGCGCTACCCAGTTACGGGACTTGATTACTTGAATCAGGTGCGCTTGGTCGTAAGCCTCTGCGAATGCAGTACCGTTGTTCATGCCCATTTCGGTCAGGAAGTCTGGTGCAGTCCAATCGTCTTGGTAGTCAATGGGGTTACGGATGTACATCACAGTATCTACAGTGATAACCAGCTTATCGCTAGTTACCTTCTGAGGTTCGAGCTTCACACCCGAAGTACGGCCCATTACCTGAGAACTGTTCAGACGGTCAATACGGTAAGTATTAGAACGGTCTGCTACAGAACGTTGTTGAGACAGGCCACGGAACAGCGCCATGTACTGAAAGCGGGTATCCACTTCAGATTGATAAACTTCAAGATGCTGGTCTACATCAGATGCAGCGCCACCCCAATGGGCACGGCTGCTATTACCAGCGTAAGCAGTATTAGCCATTTAGTTTCCTTATTTACCAGCAGCTCGGCCAATAGCACGGCGCTGCATTAGATTGTTATAACGACTTGCATAGGGTTCTGCTTCCAATGAGCGACCATTTGCTTCTTTCTTCAGTGCTTGTAGTTCTGTGTTGAATTCACCAAGCGACAGACCATTACCGGAACCAGCAGGTGAACCCTTAATGAGATTACCCTGAGTATTCGGTACAAGACCACTGGTACTAACGAACTGCATAAGCTGGGTAGCACCCTGTTTAAACAGACCGTTATCCAACAGCACTTTAACCATACGCTTAGTATCAGCGTCGGCATGTGCATTGAATACACCTACAGCACTATCCCATTGCTCCCGTGAACCAGCTACCTCTACTACAGCCGCCTGTGCTGCACTAGCCTCCGCTTTAGCTGTAGCAATATTCTGTTGTAGTACAGCCTTAGCCAGAGCAATAGCCTGCTCAGAGTTCTTACCGAAGCGCTCCTTAAGGAATGCTACATCAATGAGATTCTCATCTTGATACTGAGCAGCCTTATCTAGTGCCCGACTAATATCAGCATCGGTACAGCCAGTCATAGATACGAAGGCATTAACTGCAACATCAAGCACTGCATTACCTGTGCTCTCTACTGCTGCACTAAGCCCCTCCGCAACAGGCTGTGCTACAGGCGCTACAGGACTTTCTACGGGTACTTGTTCAGCGATAGGCTGCACAGGTACGGTATTACCATTAGGCTCTACAGCAGGTACTGTAGTTACAGCGGTATCTGCACTAGGCTCTGTTGGTGCAGGCGCATTAGGCATACGCGGTGGTTTCAAATCCGACATTATAGTTCTCCAGTAGCTTGTACAGCCGCCAACGGGTCAGCTTGGTTTACTACTTGTTGTTGCATTTCATTTAACTGGTTGAGTTCTTCCGGTGTACGCATTACTAAGGAGGTATCCAAGTTATAACTACGGAACACCATATCAATAATGCGCTCGGGGTCTATACGCTGAGACAACTGAGTAAGCACAGGCACTACACCACCAATAACTTGGGCAGCTTGAATCAGAGCCTGTACATCAGAGTTCCTACCAAGCGAAGCTACACCCGCTGTAATATCCAACGAAAACTCATTGGCAATAACAGCAGTAATGAACTCCGGACTTACTTCCATAAGGGTGAGATAAGCCAAGCGGATGTGAGTATGCGCAGAGATAGTACTGATAGCACCACCTAAAGCCTCATCAGCCTCATTAGCATTAAGCTCGACCTCAGTAGCAGTTACACGTTCCCCTTGACGAGTGTTACCCCTGTACATAAAGGCTTTTGCCAATCGTTCAGTGATAACATCCAAGTCCGCTAGAATCTGCTGAATCTTAGCGAACTGCCCACCCTCATAAGGCTGAATATCTGCTGGATTACCTTGTACAGGTTCCCCAGTATCGGCCTTGGCTAACTCATCAATATCAGTGGTAGCGCCGGGTTTAACCAGCGGGATAAGGCGTAGTGTCTCAAGCTCGTACTTAGCCAGCGCCAGAGAAACATCGCTTAGCTTAGCGAAGTCCCCAGCTAGTTCCTCTACAAGCCCGCGACCGTAGCTATCCCCTGCACGTAGAGACCACACCACAGGGATATAAGGACAAAGGTTCTCCGGGTACGTCTCTGTGACATTTACATCTACACCCGCTAACTGCTGGGTCACGACGTAGTTCACAACACCATTGATGTCTTTACGCTGCACCCGTGTGTACAGGTCTACGCTATCTTCATCCTTGTACTGCTTACCAGTAGCTTTACCCTTCAACCCTACAGGTACTGTGCCCCACGCTTTACTCTCTTTAATTATAAGGTCAAGAACCTTACCAGAGTTATCACGTAGGATACTGAAGTTCCTTAACCCGTACACAACTGTAGTAGTACCGTCTCTAATCATCAAAGCATTACCTGTGATGATTAAGTACTTCAGCGTTTCTAGTAGCGCGGCATAACCGGAGTTCAAGAACAGCTGCTTACTTGCAGCGTTCTCTAGGTTTACCAAGTCATTGCGCCATTCATCATTCTGACCTGTGTCAATAAGACCTTTAATCTTATCTGTAGGTTCAATATGGAAGAATGGTTGTTTAAACGGGAACAACAGTTTCGCCAACTTAGGCGCTAGGTTATTAACAAGAGTAGCACCTACCGACTGGTAATCGTGTTGGATTTCCATGTTCCCAGTCTTACCGTGTTCGAACTTCTCAGGAAAGATACTAGGGATAGTCCATAGACTGTAGTTCTCTAGTTTCTTCAGAAGTCGAGTATCTTGGTAAGTACTGAATAGCGATTCGTAGGTGCTCTGCATATCACATAACCCCTAGCGTTGCACTAGCTGTAGTTTTCTTCTTCTTAGGCGTACTGCCATCAATCCCGATATCAGTGCCTACATCTGAACCAGCACCAGTCTCTACCTTAGCAACCCCCTCTGTCACTTTACTGGCGGACAAGGCATTAGCTTCTTGTAGTTGGCGCTGTTGTTGCTCAAAGATTTGACGTTCTCTGTCAGCAGCTTCCCTTTGAGCACGTAGTTGTGAATCATCCCCAACCAGCCCCAGAGTAGCTACGTTCAACGCCTTCTTAACGAACTTCTTAACTCCGCCCATTATCACCTCACGTTGTATATCTTAGTACGGTAAGTGTTCTTGCCTACTCGATGCTGTAGCTTAAACCAGGACATACCTAACTCATGCGCTAGGTTCTTAAGGTTCAGCATAAGGCTCTTGAGACATACACTACACGTACTAAATGTAACCTGCGCTGTAAGCCCATACCCTATAACATGGTGGTCAATGTCATTGGAGGTAAAAGCACAAGCAGCGTAACGAGTACTGTCAACTTCACTTCGGTACACAAGGATGTTTACTCCTGTTAATTCCTGCACCAATACATTGGAGTACCATTGGTAGTTCTCCTGTACCATTTCAGGTACTAGCCCAGAATTAATAGTATCCTGTACCGCTTGATGTAGGAACTGCACTGTACGCACTGCATCTACATCAGTACATAGAATCTCAGATACTAAGTTCTCTCTCATGTACTCTAGTCTCTTGTCGTCTGATACGGTCACGTAAGTAATGGATTACCATACGTTTACCAGAATTAACTAATAGTTCTGCTGTATCTGTTGTACCTACCTGCTCAGGGAATACAGCCTCTAATTCCTCTAGGACATAACTAGGTATCTTTGGTTTATTCATAATAAGTTCCTTACAGAGCTATGTACTAGAAGCACTACAGAGATAGTTCCTTAAGTAACTACATAATACTACCTATAGGTACAGTTCTGTCATGCATAGTACGTACATCGTTAAACTAGATTATACTTATATAGTACATAGATTATCTTATGTATATCTAATAGTAATACTATAGTACATATAGATAACTCTATTATACCTATAGTTATATACTAGTAATCTATATAAGTACTACTAAGTACACTATAACTTCTAGTAATCTCTAGTATCTCCGCTACGCGGCTACGCATTTCATGCATAGTACGTGAGTCGTTAAAACGGTTTAAATGCCAGTTAGTACAAACGAAGAAAGCCCAGCTTACGCCGGGCCTCTTGTATAGTAACCTACAATGTACTAGCAGAACGGGAATCGAGCTGTAAGTACAGCACCG